GGGGTATTCCGCATATTAACCCAATACTCAATAGTGAAATTACCATCACCAAACGCCCAGTCGTTATTTTGGGGTATAGTTAGATAATCACTTGCACCATCAAACTCAATAGACGAACTGCCTATTTTACTTCTTCCTGTGTCGTGCTGTACATTGCCATTAGCAGTTATAGTATGTTTAGTAGCCTTATTAGAGAAGTCTAGGTAGAAACCATTAGTACCATAAGTACCAGTGTATTCAATAGGTTTCCATTCACCGTAGTCACCAGTCTCACCGAAGTCTGATGGGGATTTTGCTTGACCGTCTATGAAGTTTACTTCTGCTAGGTAGCCGTTCCAAAACTCATTACCTGCTCTCGGATTACGACTTGAGATGCTGTGTTGCTGTGTACTATTAATAGGTAAATCAGCATTCAAAGCAGGATACCAAGTTCCTGTAAAGTCTGTTACTTGTGAGCCATTAACATACAACTTCATTCTATCTGATGCCGTTGCTTGAGTTGTGTCTGTTACAAGTACAATATGATACCAAGCCGAATGGTCTCTAAATTTCTGAGTTGGGGATAAGTAGTTATTATTATAAGCAGCAATAACCATAGAACCATCAGTTTCTACACGACAGTGAAAAGAATTACTATCAGAGAAGCCACTTGCTACTGAAGTTGTTAAGAACTGCATCGTACTATCAAGAGAACCTAACTTCATCCAAAGTGAATAAGTCCAAGTCTTACGATTACCAGCACTACTAGGTGTTCTACTTAGATAAGCACTGTCATCATCATTAAATCTTAATGAGTTATCAATCTCATATCCACCAGCACTCGTCTTAGCCAGTCCTGTGTTTAATACAGACATTAGGCTAGAGCCTCACTTGCTGATACATAAACATTAGTACCATCACAATAGTAAGATACGATATAAGTTCCAGCAGTTGATACATCCCAACTAGCACCTTTCTTAACCTCAGAACCAGTAGCAATTGTATGACCAGAAGCATTAATTACAGTAATAAAACCAGACTGTCCAGCAGTTTCATTAGTGAACTCTAAAGTATCAGGTGAAGCAGCAGGTGTGTATTTGAAATTGTTTGCTGTATTTAAATCTAATGTGCCATCAGTTACTACACTTGGAGTACCACGCTGTGAGCCAGTCCAAGATTGGTCTTGTGTTAAATCTAACTTTAATTCAGTAGCATCTATTGCTAAACCACCATCTGCCTTTAAGTCAAGGCTAAACTCTGTTGTTGTTAAATCTAAACCATCACCTGCTGTGTAAGTAGTATCAGTGTCAGTGTAGTTACCTGAATGAATATTAGTAGCACCTTGGTCAGTAGTCCAATCTATGTGTTCGTTTGCTGTTACACCACTTAAACTATCGTGTGAAAAGTCTGAAGATGTATAGGTTGTGTTTGTATCAGTAGATGATAGTACACCTGAAGCAATACTTAGGTTTGTTCCTACCTTAATACCGCCAAGTACACTGGCTGTTGCTGTAGGTAATGTATATACAGTATCTGTATCTGGTGGTACAGTCCAACCACCTGAAGAGTCTAAATATTTACCAGCAGCAGCATCTCCAGCAGTAGGTGCAGGTGTTAAACCAGCAGTACCCCCAGAACCACTATCACCTACAAAGTTAGAATAAGTAGTGTTAGTATCTGTAGGTGTTGCCCAAGTACCATTATCTTTTAAGAACTTACCTGTATCAGTTCCTTTAGGAACAAGACCGTGTTTAGTAGTTGAGAAGTCTAAATCAGTATTATCATCAGGTGTTGCTAAATCATCTAATTTAAAATCACTAGCGGTATAAGTAGTGTCTGTATCTGGTAGATTATCAATAGTAATCTTCTTAGAAGTACCACCATCGTTAATTAATAATTCTTCTGAGCCAGAAGGGGTTGTCTTTGCTGTTAGTTCTGATACTTTTATTGAGGACATATTTACTCCGTTCTAATGTATTCTGGTTCTGATGTAGTAGATGTTTCAGTTCTTATATAATTTACACCATCTTCTGTTAGTAGTTCTAATTCTGAAGATTCATTAGGGTCAAATTCTCTTAACCATTGCCTGCGGTTAGCAAGCATTGCAAGTGTTTTAGCTTTTCTCCAAGGTAATCTACTCATAATCTAAATAGTTGTTTTCTTCTACCGATAGCTTGTCTTTCATCTAAATCTAATAACTCTTCTACAATCTTCTGAATCATAGGAGCATAGCTTCTTTTAACCTTAGAATCTTTTCTTGGTGCTATCTTACCACTATGATGTTCGTAAGTGTTTGATTTTACTGAAGAATTTGAATCGCCTGGTGTCTTGGTAGAAGCGTGTTTAACTTCATATACTGTAGCTTCAATCTTACCTTTCTCGTTGTTTGCTTTAAGTTGAGAACCTCCATAAGTAGGAGCTTTACCTTCTTTAGCTACTGGGTCTAGTTCTTCTTTCTCATCAAACATATCTTCCAGCATCTTAACAATACCATCTACTTCATTCTCAGGTTTAGTATCACCAGGGAAATAGAGTTGATTCTCATTGATATAGTCTTCTAAAGATACATAGTCCTCATCATCATCTTTCTGAGTGGCATACTTCTCATTGTATTCAGCTACAATAATCTTACTCCAGATGTCACGAATCTTATCTTTAACTCTGTCAATTTCCAGACCACTACAGCTGTCTTCTAAAATATCAAGCATACGATTTACCTACAGTTCCTAATCTCTTATTCTCACGTAAGTTCCAGCGATGTCTATCAGCTCCGAAGCTCTCATAGCTCTCACCATATTGAACGTTAGTACAGAATGTTTGTTTATAGTATGAAGGTTCTCCACAGTCAGGACAGACTTGTGGTTCTTCTCGATTGTCATACGATACTATATGATCGTTGACGTGGTTATTTTTACAATGATATTCAAAGTATGGCATAACTATTTCCTAAATAACTCAGAATAGCACCCTCGTTAGAAGATGCTATTACTTAGCTATTTAAGTACCTGGTACTACAAACGCTACACCAGCGTCATTACGTAGTTCACCTGTACCGTAAATAGTATCAGCAGTAAACAAGTCACCTAAGTACTCTTGCTTGTACTGAGTTTGTGTACGAACACCAACTTGCTCAGCGAATACTAGAGCGTCTTTGTGGATTAAACCACCAACACGGTCAGTACCAACTGTAGGACAGTTAGATGAAACATATACATCTACACCGTAGATTTGACCAATCTTACCAGTCTTAATCGCATCGCCACTACCAATGAACTGTTGCTCAGTGAAACGGTTGATACCTAACAAGTCGTTAGCTGCGATAGGTGGTAATACTAAAGCACGTGAGTCCATAGGAACATCAGCGTTATCTAGTGTAAGAATCATCTTACGGATACCAGCGTCAGAAATATCAGAAGCATTAGATGAGTTACCTGTGTACAAAGTTGTACCTGAACCACCAATTACTGCCTTCTCCCAAGCTGCCGCACCAGTACCACCTACAGTACCACCTTGTAAACCTTCAAGTAGAGCGAATAAGTCATCATCAACTTTAGTAGCTAGTGCGTGACCAGCATCGTCAGTGTAGAACTTACGCATTGAAGCAAGTGCTTGAACCTCTGCGATGTCCTCGATTAACTTCGAGTATTCGTAGTGGCTGGTAATTGAAATATCAACTACATCGTTAGTAGCAGCTGAAAGTGTAACTTGTGTATTAGCTGCTTTTTCTGAAGCTGAACCACGATTAGGTTTTGGAATGTGAATGGTGTCACCTTTCTTACCTTTGTGAGACATCTTTGTAACTAAGTTAGCTAAAACTAAGTTTGATTTATAAGAACCAATAACTTCATCCGACCATAGTTCAGGAATGAAATTATTAGCAACCGCGCGGGTAGTATTATTAGTACCTAAGCCCATATTATTTCTCCTTATTGAGTTTTATTATTTAACACGACCCTCAGCATAAGCTAATTGAATCTCATCTGCCAAAGAGGCATATCGACTCGGGTCTTTCATTTGCAGGTCAATTAAATCAGACCTACGATACATCTTTTTACCTCCAACAGAATCACCTGAGGAACGAGTTTCTGAGCTAGTTTGTCGCATTGCTTTCTGCCTAGTCTTCTTTTGTTCTGCTTTGACCTCTTTGGTCTTATCAATCATAGATATTTGTTTCCAAGTACCTAGTAATTCATTAGCAGCATCAAAATCATAACTAGCATCTGCTTTGCGGAAAAGCTCAGTGCGTATAGCACTCTTACCTACCCACTCTTGAAAGCCACTATCACCAACAACATCCATAAAGTCAGGATGTGCCGCCTCTAGCTTTGTTAAATTAGCCTGTTGAGCTGACTTAACGTTGCCTTCTCTAGCCTTGACAATCTCTGGATGGTTTTCTATCGCTGAATTTACTGCCTTAGCAGGGTCATCATAGAAAGTATCCTCGAAACTGACAGGTTCTTCCGTTGTTTCAGTAGTTTGATTCGCTTGAGTTTGGGCTTCCATCAGCTGTTGTATCAATTGCCTCTGTTGTCCAACCTCTTGACCTTGCTTACCTAATACCTTCTCGGCATTTTGGTGCATATTTATCACATCTTCTAGTGTCTTCCCAGCATACTTCTCAGGTGGTACATATTCAGACTCAGTTGGTGTTTCTACCACTTGCTCCTGAACATCTTGTGTAACTTCCTGTGTTTCTGTTACCTGTTCTGCCACGTTTTCCGATGGCGTATCTACTACTATACTCATTTTATGGTCTCCGCCCCGTAGGGTTATGAAGTTTTA